TCACACAGCCAGTACCAGGGCTCGGGAGAGCATAGCCACCCCGCATCCGAGGGAGGGCATGTGCATGATATACTGCTGCCTGATAAAATGAAACGTCTGGAACCGGGCGACAGGGTCATTGTTGCATGGTCCGGTACGGACGCTGTTGTCATCGATGTTATCTGCAGCGCACAGGAACTGCGAAAATAAGGGAAAGGAGTTTAAAATGCCTCAATTATATCCAACTTTTGAAGTACCGAAATTAGAAAAAAAGACAAATCAGGTCACAAACAGAAATAAATATAGTGTTTATTTTGATTTTGAAAAAGGCGATTTTGTTCGCAATGGCTCAGGAATTATGAAAAAATCAGAGCCTTATGACGCCTGGGTACAATGGTGTATCAAAACAGTCCATACACAGCGTTGGGCTTGTATGGCGTACAGTGCCAATACTGGGGTCGAATTGATAGAAGCTGCAGGACAGGAAACAAAAAAGGGGAAGGAAGCGTATTTGGAGAAAACCATTACAGAGGCGCTTTTGGCGGACCCATACAGAAGAACAAATTATGTCCGCAATTTTCAGTTTGGATGGCAGGGTGACAGCGTAACAGTTACATGTGATATCGGCGGGGTATGGAGTAATACCACACCGCTTTCAATACAAATTTAATCTTATTATAATTCTGTGCAAATCAAATAGAGCCGGGCACAGCGGCAGAATGGAGAGGAGCTATGAATCAAGGATTTACATTACCGTCTTTTTTGTTAAATCAAAGCGTGGACGAAATACACGCGAATATGATGAGCCATTTGCCTGATGATATTGATAAAGGTGAAAACGGGTTCCCGTGGGATTTTACCCGCCCGACGGCAATCGAAAAATCGAGAATGGTGCAGTATGTCCTGAGCCGGGCAATCCAGAATTTGGTGCCGGCTTACGCTGACGATGAACAGATTTTGGAGTACCACGCACAATGCAGGGGCATCACGCGGGGTGACGCGATCCATGCAAAGGCTGCCATCACGATAAAGGGGGCCAAAGGAACTGTTGTTCCGGCAGGATTTAAATTTTCCACAGCGGCAACTCTGGAAGATGCAGGAATTGTATTTTGTACAGATGCTGAGGCGGTTATTCCGGAAAACGGCGAGGTTTCAGTCAGCGTGACGGCGGAAACCCCCGGAGCTTGTGGGAATGTTGCCGCTGGAACGATAATCATGGTAGTAAAACCTTTATCCGGTATTCAGTCTGTAACTAATCCAGAAGCGGCAAATGGCGGCTCTGAGGAAGAAGAGATGGAACATTTGAGAAATAGGATTTTGGAATACGACCAAAATCAGGGTAATTCGTTTGTCGGTTCGGTTTCTGATTATAAAAGATGGGCGGAGGAAACAGTAGAAGATGAAAATAGCAGTGAAGTAAAATATATTGTGGGCAATGCGAAGGTACTGCCAAGCGAGGATGGCTCTGGAAAGGTTTCCATTATTGTGACTGACCGTGACGGGAATCCTGCTGACAGCACGATTTGTCAAAAGGTTACGCAGCATATTATGGGACCGGATAACGATCCCTCCAAACGGCTGGCCCCTGTAAATGCTGTTATCGAAGTCATACAGCCGGCTGTCATTCCGGTATCCGTCGCCGCAGCTGTGAAAATTGATTCAGATTATACCCTGGAGGCTGTCAAATCTGCATTTGCCGATAAACTAACTGCTTATATCAAATCACAGGAAGCACAGCAAGAGGTTGTTTACGCTAAAATCGGCAGCCTTCTGATAGAAACCGGAGGTGTTATGGATTATCTTAGCTTAAAAGTAAATGGCGGGGAACAGAATCTGATCATTGAAGATAATTCCATGCCCGTAATGGGAGAGGTTACTTTAAGTGAGGGATCAGTATGAGATATATCAGTGAAAAAATGAAGGAGATTTTAAGCAGCAGTACAGCGCAGAGAATGATGGATTATGTTTCACCTGTTTATGAAGACGCCTACACCGCTCTGCACCTGTTTAATTCAATCGGACTGGAACTGGATGACATTGTTCAATGGTGCGCTGAATACGTCGAACAGGTCGTCCCCCAAACGGCAACCTGGGCGTTGCCCTATTATGAACAGGAATATGGTCTGCCGTCTAATACCGAGGATATTACAAAACGGCGTGAAACTTTGCTGGTGAAAATCAGGACAAGAGCACCTGTCACGCCTTATAAGCTCATGCAGGTTGTCAAAGGGGTATCCGGTTTTGATTGCAGGATCGAGGAAAATTCAGCACCGAACTGCTTTACTATTGTTATGCAGGCATTGCCCGGTAAATTTGATGAAAATCAGGTTATCAAAGCAGTTTCTAATATCAAGCCCGCACATCTCACTTTTACAATCAGCTATGAGCAGGGTGTGGAAACAAATGTATATGCCGGGGGTATCCTATTTGTTGGAAAAATAATCACGATAAGGCAGGGGGATTAAAATGTCGTTTTCTAAATTTTATTTAACTGAGAAAGGAATCAATTTATTGGCAAAGGCTCAGTCCGGTACAGGATTGATTTATACAAAAGCAGAAGCCGGGGATGGAACGCTGCCGCAAGGTCAGTCAGAAGAGTCCTTGACGGCGTTGATTCATAAAACCGCAGATTTACAGGTCTTTGGGCTGTCTTTTACAGAACCGGGTAACGCACTTGTAAAAATTAGATTTTCCAATGAAGCTTTGACAGAAAGTTTTATGTGGAGGGAAGTAGGATTATTCGCAAGGGATCCTGAGGAGGGAGAAATCCTGTATGCGTATGCAAATGCCGGCGATCTGGCTGACAGAATTCCTAGTTTTTCAGAAAGCCCGTCTGAATTTTTGTTTCAGATGATAACAAAAACCGAAAATGCGGAAAATGTCACAGTTGAAGTCGGAGAAAGTATGATTTATGTCACTAAGAACGAACTCGATACGGTAGCTTTCAGCGGAAGCTATCAGGATTTAAAGGAACAACCTACGGCCGCAGATACATTGCAAGCGCTCAAAACGGTTGACGGCCCCGGAAGCGGATTGGACGCTGATACATTAGACGGACGCCAAAGCACAGAATTTGCACTGGCTGGACATACTCATCTTAACGTATCAACTGCTGCGTCCGGCTTTATGAGCTCGTCTGATAAATCAAAACTGGATGGGATTGCTTCGGGGGCCCAAGTGAATCCGAATGCTTTTTCAATTATACAGGCCGGAGGATATACTTTATCCCCAAGTTCAAAATCTGATACTTTAAAATTTACTGCCGGACCGAATATTATTCTGTCCGGCAACTCCGCAACCAAAGAGGTAACGATTGGAACTACCGGCCTGAAAACTGTCGCGACCACCGGCAGCTATCATGATCTGCTCAACCGCCCGGCGTCGATGCCGGCTAACGGCGGCAACGCCGATACGGTTGGGGGCTTGAATGCCTCTGCTCTGCGTCATCAGTCGGGGACCTTTACTCATAATGATATCATTAATGTACAAGGAAGCAACGGCATTTCTATACCGTTAGAATTTAATGCCTCTTTTGGTACGTTAATTCTGAAATCTGGTTTTTCTGAAGACGAGAATAACCGGGCTGGATGTATTGTCTATTTCAATCGGAATGCTGAAAATTCAATATGCGATCAAATCCATTATAAGGGTTCTGATATGTTCTGCGGAGCTGAGAAGCTATCCGGTATGATTTTCGGAAAAGGTACTATTTTAGAATATGTTTATATTGGTGAAATATATACCGGTAATTCAATCCCGGCGTTATGTATTTCCTTTAAAAATATAGGAAGTGTCAGCAGCCAGGTCATCGTTGAAAAGGGATTGTGGCAGGTATTCGGATAATGAAAAAATTGCAGAAAGAAGGTTGATTATGGCGTTTTCTCAGATTTATTTGACAGACCAGGGGAAGGATTTGCTGGCGCGCGCCCAGGCGGGAGAAACACTGCGGTTTACCCGGGCTGAGATTGGGGACGGCGATCTCAATGGCAGAGCAATTGACAAGATGATTGATTTGATACATAAAATTGCCGGTATGAATATAGACAGTATCTCTTTTGAAGAGCCGGGCAAGACTCTGGTTCAGTTTCAATTTACCAATCATTCGATTCAGGAATCCTTTTATTGGCGGGAGATTGGCCTTTATGCAGCTGGGCAGGACGGTGATGAAATCCTGTATGCTTACGGAAATGCAGAAAAATCTGCTGATTTAATACCGGATTTTGCATCAAGCCCGACTGAATTTTTATACCGTATTGTCATAAATACCGCTAACGCACAAAATATAACGGCATCCATTGACCAAAGTCTGCTATATGTGACAAAAGAGGAACTGAAAGCAAACGGGAGATGTTATATTGCTGAGGAAGGAAACCTGCCTGAAATGAATCAAAACGATATCTGTTTTATTATCAGCTGAAAAGGGGGATATGATGCAAACAATAAAGAAACTAAAATATAAGAACAATAATGGCGCTGTGTCGGACTATACTATTGGGACGGAATGGGGGAATATTTCGGGCGATATCACTATGCAGAATGATATGATGAACCAATTTGCACAGCTTTCCGGCGGCAATGAACTAAATGGAACAAACCAGTTTGCCGCCGCTGATAAAAAGGCACCTCTCATCGCTTCTGATTCAACTGAAACATTAACTAACATATCGCTCAAAACAAATACGAGCGGTTATAATAAATGGGAAATGATCGGGACCTATTATTTTCAAGGCAGCGGCGGCGAATATGTGATGCTGAAATCAACCGCACAGAGTAACAACGACTATGCCCGCGCTGCGGACATCAGATTTGAAAATTTAAATGATCCGTCGGAAAGTATCATTATGCCGGTACGGACAGAAAATAAGGGTATGTTAGACCCGTACAATTTCACTCCGGCACAAGGGGTTACATTATACCCCGATAATACCTGGAGGGCGGATACGGCTATGACTGATTCACAGGGAAAATACAATTCTGTTTATACCAGAGAGGGAAACGCCTATATCAAATATACGCCCAGCTGTCTTAAACCCGGGTTGTACCGTGTTTCTTTCTGGAATATCTCCCATCCGTCATCTATACCGATAGCTTTGTCGACTCAAATATGCTGCGGTTCCGTTTTGCAGGAATGGGCATATAAGGGCAAATCCACTGCTTTCATGGGTTCGGACGGCCGACTGTGGAAAGAAACTGTAAAATATGTGACGGAAGAAGAGGTATCCGTTTATCTTTGTACTGGAAAAAACGATAATGTTGCTATTTGCAAGTTGGTAGATGGATTTTTAAGTACAAATGATGAAAGAAAAACATTAAAATTGAACATTATCGGGCAAGCCGGAATCAGTGAAGAACCAATCATCGGAGACGGAAGTTACGGTTCGCCAAAAGTATGGTTCCCGTTTGTAAATGAGAATCCGTATCAAAAAAAGGTGATATTGGACTTTGCCAATTGTACTCTTCCAAAATTAAATTTGGACTGCAATAACCCAGTTCAGGCAATCTATTTTATGGGATCAAACAATAAAGATCTCTATTTCCGGAATATTACTGCTGAGATAGAAATAACAGGTGAGTATGGCGAGGTTTTTTGTTTCAAATGCTGTTCTAATCTTTTTGAGTGCACTGCGGCAGCGAGTAATACAAAATCTGATATCGGTGCCGGAGGTGCATTTTATTTATGTGACTATCTTACAAATTGTACCGGAACAGGAAATGGAGCCGGCGGGGATATTGGCGGCGGTTTTGGCTTTATAAGATGTAATCATTTGACAGATTGCAGCGGCATTGCAAGTGGTAAAGGAGCGTATTGTAATTCTCATGCATTTACCCAAAGTACCAATTTGACAGGGTGTGTTGGATACTGTACTACTGACGGTCAGGGATATGCCTATGCGTTTGATAACTGTGATTATTTAACTCAATGCACCGGCACCGCAGAAGGTACTGGCCAGGATTATGTTGCGCTGGCTTTTGACTGCTGCAGCAAAATAATAGGATGTATTGGAACCGCCAGGAGTTATCATGACTGTTATTGCTTTAGACAATGCAATGATATTTTAAACAGCTATGCAGCAGCATATTGTATCATGAATATTGCATATGGCTTTTTTAATTGTAACCGGTTAACAAATTGTACAGGCCTCGGTTATTTCGACAGCGGAAGCGGAATGGATGGATACGGATTTTGCTGGGGATCCGGCAGCAATTCAATAGCGCAGATGATTAACTGTAACGCTCCTCAAAAAACTGTATCTGGGTACTCTCAGTCTTGTGGGATAATGCTCCTTGACGATACAACTAAATATTGCATTGTTGGCTGTACCACATATAATGCCATTGAAAAACATTCAGCTGCAGGAAGTGAATATTTTATGGCCGGTAATATCATTGCTAATATTAGTTAGAAAAAGCGCAGAATTTACAAGAGCTAAACTCAGGAAAAATAGAAAGAAGGGAAAATATGGCCTTTTCAAGCCTAACATTAACAAATGCGGGCAAAAATTTGCTTGCCCGCGCCCAGGCGGGAGAGACGCTTCAATATACTAAGACAGAAATTGGAGATGGTGCTCTCAACGGCAGAACGATTGAAGAAATGACAGATTTGGTTCACACAATTATGGACCTGGATATATCTGGAATCTCATTTGAGGAACCTGGAAAAGCCCTAATAGAAGTACAATTTACCAATCAAACAGTGCGGGAAGCTTTCTATTGGCGGGAAATCGGTGTTTTTGCTAAGGGAGTGGATGGCAGAGAGGTGCTGTACGGATATGCCAACGCCGGCGAGCCGGCAGATTTTATACCGGATTTTACAGAAAATCCGGTTGAATTTTTATTTCGGATTGTTATGATTACCGGAAACGCAGAAAATATTACTGCCTCCATTGATCAAAGCCTGATTTATGTAACCAAGGAAGAATTTGATTTAAACTTGAATCAGAAAGCGAATTTGAATCAAGACAATAATTTCAGCGGCAAGCAGAATATAACTTTTGTTTCTCCTGATACAGGTACTGAAGTGCAAACTCCGGTATTAAACGTAAATAAAGAAAATAGTTTGGATGACAATGATATCATCCAAGCCTGGCAGGCAAATGGTTCGACCGTGGCTTCATTATGCAAAGATGGGTTACATACGAATGGTATTCAATGTGATGAAATTTCGAATTTCAGCGGCAAGCCTTATATCAGTGCTAACCAAAACAATAAGCTCTCAATGAGCTGGCTTGACGACACTTCATCCCTGCCGGGTTTTGTACCTGTTGTTGCGGGCGAAAAATATAACTGTACCTGTTATCGCGGCGGCCCTAACGATTTACAATTTTATTGGTCTGGAATGACGGGTGAAGAATTGACGATTACGGATTATTTTTTTCAAGATTTGAACGGCAGCGAATATTCTATTACAGCCGGGGAATTCAATAGCGGGCCTTGGGCGTATATTGTGACAGATGTAAACCCTGCATTTCCCTCCGAAGAAGCATTGCCAAACAACAGTAAGGTCGTGCTATATAAAAAAGGTTCAATCAAATGGGAAAATCCTGCAAATAAGACTGCAACCATTGTTGTTGGTACAACAAATTTATCCAGTAAAATATACACTGAAAATGAAGTTGATTTTCTTTGCAATGGTACAAACGACCAAATCGTTATAAACAAAGCGCTTGGAGCTTTCAATAACTATGGAACCGGCGGGAAATTGATTCTTCTTGAAGGAACATACAATATCGACGCTAAAATAACATTTTCTGTTCTTAGAGATGTAACGATAGAAGGCATGGGAACATCAACAAAAATCGTCAACAGAACAGGGTTGAATGAAGATAATATCATAACATTCATTAATTCCAATAGTTTAGCTGTCAGAAATTGTTGTTTTGTTTCAAGCGGCTCCACGGAAGTTGTTACAATGATCCGGATTGGCTATTCTGGAAATCCCAGCAATTATTGCATCTTTGAAAATAATTATTTCAGTATGGCAAATGGACATGCTATTAGTATCGAAAATGGAAAATACACTAAGATAAACGGGAATACTTTTATATCAACAGGAAATTATTACGGAAGCGCCATCTATGCAAACGCCGCGGCGCAGTCCACTATCATAGCGAACAACACGTTTACATATTTGCATACTGGAATCAATATAGTAGGAACGGCACCGGGTGTTTTGATTTCAAACAATTCATTTTATGAAACTGATAGATGCATGTACTTGAATTGTATCAATAGTACAATTACCGGCAATGTTTTTGTTGGTATGACAACTTATTCTATCAATTTGCAAGCTAACTCAGCCAATAATCTTGTGGTTGGAAATAATATGCCCGGTGTGAATATGACGGATAGCGGAACAGGAAACACAAAAACTGCAAATAAATATTGATGGATGGCGCATTGAAATGCGCCTCTTTATTTGCACAGAAGCTTGAGAAAACGTTAGGATAATTCGGAAAATAGCATCGGAGGTCTGATATGGAAAATATCATGAGAGAATATGAAGGCAGGATAACGGCGGTGGAACAAAGTACAAAATCAATCCACCGCCGCCTTGACGATATAGAAAACTTGGTGGAGAGCATTTATACGATTGCAAATGAGATAAAGCATATGCGGGAAGACCTCAACGATGTCAAAGAACGCGTGGACATTATTGAGGAAAAGCCTATAAAGCATTGGAATCTTCTTGTAACCACTATCACAACAGCATTGGTCAGCGGTCTTTTGGGGATGTTTCTGGCCAAGCTGACCGGAGGATAAGATGAAAGAGCAGTTTTGTAAATTGATCAATGTAAAAAGCATCATGACGTTATTGATTACCCTGGTTTTTTGTATCCTCTCTATTAAAGGGGTGATCAATGCGGAACAATTTATTGTTATATTTACTACAATTGTTGCGTTCTATTTTGGAACACAGGCGGAAAAGAGGAGAGGAGGGGAATAAATGGATTATCAGGTAAAACTCATATCCAAAAACCGCCCCGGAACTGAACTGCATGCTGTGGGAGTAGTGC